ATGGAAATAGGGTGAGGTTTAAGAGTACAAATACGCTTCCCGCGCCGATTAATCATCAGAATTATTACATTGTAAACAAATCTGATGATACTTTCAAAGTGGCTTATGCACCGGGTGACACAGCCATAGACATTACTTCAACTGGGGTAGGAACACATTATATTGATCTTGTGCCAGAAGAAATTAAGCGAGCCATAGCGATGCGTGTATATCGCATGTACGATAAAAGGGATAACACAACTGATAAAGTCGATGACTACTATATGCAACCATATAGAAATGAAATAATGATATGACCAATGTTTATATAGGTGAAAAAGGTGAAGACATTGCGCTCAAATACGGCGATGATGTTAACGATTTTCAGTGGACTATATTAAATGCTGATGGTTCCGCTTACTCGTTTACTAATTTGACAGATGTAACTATGGATGTGTATAATGTAGATGGTTATGGTAGAAGGCGAATATTTCAGCGTCCTAATGATACCCAGGAAGGCATTGAAAATGTATCTGCAAATATTATAGAGTGGAATGACCTTTGGAGTTCTATCAATTTGGCTTTCGGGGATTACTACTATGAAATTAATTACCAGGATTCAGCAAAGGAACATCCAAATATTTTTCTTGTAGGTGGTAAAATTACTGTAGAATGAGAATATTATTTTATTTGGCTGTGTGGAAACGTCCTGAGATAACAAAGATTTGCTTCCAGGGACTTAAAAGATTACGCAATTATTACCCTAATTCACTGGTTCATGTTGTTCTTTCCGAAGATTATTACAAAAACGAGTGTGAAAAATTTGGATTTTCATGGACAGAAGCACCAAATAAACCGATCGGGGCAAAAAAAAATACAGGACTGAAGGATGCTTTAAGCCGGCATAAGTTCGATTATATGATTGAGCTTGGTTCTGATGACCTAATAGCTAATGATGTAATAGATATTTATTTGCGCGTTATTGAAAAGGGATATGATCTGTTTGGCCTGAACAGGGTAGGAATAATAGATTCGATAAGCGGCAAATGTATAAATTATAAGGCTCTAATCATGGGCAATGGCAGGTGTATTTCCCGCAAGGCGTTGGAAAAAGCCGGAGAAAGTTATTTCTGCCGCGCCACGGAAACATTTATTGGCAATAATAATACTTCCATGTGTCGCGGTGATGAGCAGTGGGTTCCAGCTTATAGAATAAGTCGTTACCATGAAATTATAAGTGAAGTAGACTTTCGGTTATGGGCATCTGAAAATAACTGGGCATTAGATGGGTGTAGTAATGCTATTTTGGAAAAATGTGGCTATAAATATACTTCGGTGGACACTTCCAGAATATTATTACTTGACATTAAGGGTGAAGAAAACATAGGCAAGTTTGAAAATTTTAGGGGCGAAGGGATAACATTAGACCAATGTGTTGAGGATTTTCCTGAAAAAGAAGAAATAAAAAAACTAATATTTGAAAGACAGAAAAATTATAGTGCAGCGTAACACGACATCTAAGGATGATCATGGGGGAGTAGTCAATAGTTGGTCAAACTATCAAACCATGAAGGCGGAAGTAGCTTTTTTGCCTGGGAGTGAAGTTTTTGAGGGGATGGCTCAGTCGGCAAAAACAAAGGTAAGTTTTTTGGTATGGTGGGTGGATGGTAAAGATGTAACCGAAAAAGACAGAATAGTATTTGAGGGGAAAAATTATTCTATACGAAGCATTCAAGAAGTAACAAGAAGGAAGGAAATTAAATTCATCGCGGAATGGCAGGAGAAAACGGGGTAACCATACGAGGTATATCGGAACTAGATGGGGCGCTAGCTGAGATTTTTAGAAACTTCTCAGTGGGCGACCAGACAACCACGGTGCGCAGAACGATAAGGAAGTCAGGAGGTAAAACTTTAATGGAAGAAATTAAGAAAAATATTTCTTCTAACAACCTGTATAAATTAGGCAATAAGGTGGCTAGGGCCTATGCGATGAAAAATACTAAAGATGCTGAAGGCAATACAGGGGTAAAGATATATGCCCGCCGCAGTGGCAACTATAAGAAAGGATTTCTTATTCCTATCTACGAGGGGGGGGCTACACGTAGTGGGCGAGGGAGAATAAAGCCTGTAAGGTTCGTGGAGACTGCTGAAATAACAAAAGGACAAGAAGCGGCTGAGGCAACAGCCAAAGAATTTGTAAAACAAATTAATGTGACATTTCAAAAAAGATTGTTAAAATGACTGGCGCTATTGTATATATTCTTGGGGTTACATCGGGGGTAAATGCCCTTATTGGAGGGTCAACATCTCCGCGTGTGTTTGCACTATATGCCCCGGCATCGGTGAGCCTACCCTATATAATTGTGGAACAGGATGGAGATGATCCCTCTGACAACAAGAGCGGAGTTAGCGCGCTTGACCAGGGTCTTATAAGTGTAACTATTATTGCCACTGAATATGGAGATGCACGGGATATAGCTAACCAGGTACGCATAGCGTTAGACAGGTATTCCGGGACGGTAACAAGTGGAGATTTGAGCTGGGAGATTCAGAGCATTCAATATCTGGACATCAATGAAGATATAGGCCCCGGCATTGGTGATGAAGGGGTAGTATTAATAGAACAAAGGTATAAAATCAGGGAGGCGACATGAGTTATATAAAATTATTGAAGGCTACAAAGTTTCATTCTCTTTTGCCGTCAGGTACAAAGGTACAGGTAGATGATAGCAAAGGAAAAGAGCTTGTAGACAATGGTAATGCGGTGTGGTGTGACCGGGCGGGAGTAGAAATACTTAAGGCCGAAAGCATACTGAAAGAAGTTAAAAAAGTTAAACGTAAAAAAATAAAAGACAATGGGAATTAAAAATGGAACTGCATTAAAAGTGTCTTATGCCGGGGCTGTGGTAGATGACCTTACTTCTGTAAGCTATTCCGGTTCTATGGAGCCAAGAGACGCGACAACGAAAGATAGTGCCGCCAACAGGGAACTTGATAGTGGTAAATTATCTACTTCAATAACGGCTGAGGGATTATATGATCCTGGATCAACCACAAACTTTGATGTGTTAGAATCTGCCAGGGTGGCGCGTGCCGCTGTGGCTGTTGTGTATAACAGCGGGGCAGTAGCTACAGAATATACGTATTCTGTTTCGGCTTTTGTGACGCAGGTTAGCTTGACTGGGGGCGTTGAAGACAATGTTACCTATTCAGTAACTTTTGAAGTTACCGGTGCAGTAACACCAGCATTAGTAACGTAAATAAATAAATAAACCACTGCGATGGAATATGTAAAAATTAAAGACAAAGAGTACCCAGTTCAATATGGGATCAGATGTGAGTATATATTAGTCGATGACAAGCTCAAGGATTTTGACAAAGAAATAGCACTGTTATATGCGGCGCTAAAATCTGGTTGTGTTCAAGAGGGTGTAGAGTTGGGATATACAAAAGATGATCTTGAATTGATGATGAATGAGGACAGAAAAATATATATAGACCTGGCGGCTGCATTCGGTAGATGTGTGGCCGTTAAACCTGCGGACAAGAAAGAAAAAAACGCAGTACGCCTGAAAGCAAAAAAGTAGTATTCGAGCAGTGGGAAAGGATTGCTTTTGGGCAGCTGCGCTTACGGCCAGCGGAGTACTATAATATGTCTGTGGAAGATTTCATCAGGGCGTTGGAAGGATATAACATGCAACAAGAGATGGAATCCAGCCGGTTCAGAAGAATATATACAGTTATTTATAACGCTTACTTCAAACCCAAGCGTACGGAACATCAGTTGTGGCCATTACATCTTTTAGACAAAGGGATGTTAGGAGATATAACGTCTACGGATGGTAAAATAGCATACTTAAGAAATAAAGGTTTTGCCGGAGATCTTGAAAACATTGAAAGGAAAGAGTTAGAATGGCTCCGTAAGACGGTAAAAAATTTATGGGGGCCGCCTGAATTTTTCCGGGAAGGAGAAAGCCTTGAAGGTAACAAGCAGAAGGTCATGGAATTTTGCACTAAATATAAATTGACGTGGCAAGAGGACAAGTAAGGATAGATTTCATTGCCGCCGGCCTGGGTAAAATGCAGGGCGATGTTAGCCGCATGCGCGGAAGTATGAACAAAATGCAAAGTGGCCTGAAAACTCTTGGGGCTGCCATAGGGGTTACCTTCGCGTTAACAGCAATAAAAGCTTTCGCTTCCGAATCCCTGAAACTATACGACATACAGGCTAAGGCAGAGGCAAAATTATTGACCGCGTTAAAGGGCAGAGAAGATGTTCAAAAGCGATTGATGTCCCAAGCTAGTTCTCTTCAACGAACTACTTTATTCGGAGACGAAGACACTATTAACGCGCAGGCGTTTCTTGCCGCTATGGGATTGGAAGAAAATGCTATAAAAAGGCTAATTCCACTAATTCAAGATTTTGCTACCAAACAAGGGACAGACCTTGGCAGTGCTGCTCAGCTGGTAGCAAAGTCAGTTGGTAGTTCTACTAATGCTTTGACCAGATATGGGATAACAATAGAAGGGGCAGTAGGCAGCTTAGAGCGATTAGAAAGTGCTATTACAGCTCTTAATAAACAAGTGGGGGGACAGGCAGTTGCAGCAGCACAAGTCGGCACAGGGTCATTAACTCAACTGAAAAATGCTGTAAACGATTTAAAAGAAAATTTGGGCGAACTTATCGCTGATGGAATAAATCCTACCATCAAATGGATGTTACAATGGTCATACATTCTTAACAAGAACACAGATGAGGTAAGTAAGCTAGAGGCTCGGTTGGAGTTGGCTAAAATGAGACTCAAGGAAACTGAA